GCAATTAAGAAGTCCTCTGACCTTGGCGGGTCTGAGGTATTTACCAAATCAAAATCAAAATGGTCAGGAGCTTTCCTCGGTTCCGTAAATGAAATCTTTAACTAAAATAAGGTAGGTGAAATAAAAAAATGAGTAATGAATTATTAGAAAAGGCCGCAGCTGAGGGTGCAACAGTATCAACAGGTTTCGGTTCTTCAACAGGTGGTTCAGGCGTTCACACTGCTTCCGAAAACGGAAATGGTGGTCTCCTTAACCCAGAACAATCAGCTAGATTTCTAGACTACATGTTCGATGCTACCGTAATTGGTAAAGTTGCACGTACTGTCCGAATGAAGGCTGACACAACAGAAATTGATCGTATGTCTATTGGTGAGAAGCTTGTAAAGCTTGCATCAGAAGGCGAGAACACCGCTACAAACGAAGGCGTAACATTCTCAAAGATCTCTCTCACAACTAAGAAGCTTCGCATGGACTGGGAGCTTTCAACTGAGTCTCTAGAAGACAACATCGAAGGTGCAGATCTTGAAGATCACATCGCACGTATGATGGCTACACAGGCAGGTAATGACATCGAAGATGTTATCCTAAATGGTAACGAGTCACTAACAAGCGATCCTCTTTACAAGTCATTCGATGGTGCAGTTAAGAAAGCAAAGACCTACGGTCACGTAGTCGATGCAGCAGGTGCTGGAATTTCTCGTGCAGTATTTAACTCTGCACTTAAGGCACTTCCACGTAAGTACAAGCAGCGTCGTACAGACCTTCGCTTCCTTGCAGGATCAAACTTGATCCAGGATTACCTATACTCAACATCACAAAACATCCAGAATGTTAACCCACAGGATATTGCTTCAGGCATCATCCGTGGTGATGTTCCAGTTCTTGGTGGTCCAGCAGGCTATGTAGCTCCATACGCATTTGGTATTCCAATCGTAGAAGTTCCATTGCTTCCTGAAACACAGGCTGGTGACTATTCAGGTCACGCAGGTTCACACGGTGACGTCCACTTGACATTCCCAAATAACGTTGTTATTGGTATCAAGCGTGATGTAACTGTCTACCGCTTCTTCTGGCCTCGTAAGGACTCAATCGAGTACACAATGTATACTCGTGTTGGTGTTCAAATCGAGCAGGCAGACGCTTGGGTAGTTGTAAAGAACGTTAAGGTTGCTTCTTAATTAATTAAGAATTAAACTACCGAAAGGCCCCCAATTAATTTTGGGGGCTTTTCATTTTAATTTAACAATGCTATAATTAAAGGACCTAAACAAAGGAGAAAATAATATGTCATTTGACACATTAAAGGTAGCTGAATTAAAAGAAATTGCAACTGAATTTGCAGTAGATACTGAAAAACTAAAAAATAAAAAAGATGTAATTGCAGCCCTTGCAGAAGAAGGCGTTACATGGGAAGTGTACCAAAGCACACTTGAAGCAATTGAAAGAGATACAGAAGAAATTGAAATTCTTCCAAAATTTGATCCTAAAGCTTCTAGCGCAGAAGACTCAATCCTTGTAAGAATGACAAGACCAAACATGCGATATGATATCGCAGGACATACGTTTACAAAAGATCATCCTTTTGTTGCAATGTCTGAAGATGATGCTCAGAAAATTTTTGATACAGAGGAGGGTTTTCGTTTAGCGACACCAAAGGAAGTTCAAGACTTCTATAACTAAACGTTAACATAGGTTAATGGAAATATTAGTAGGCACAAACTCACCAATTAGGCACAGGGTATTTTGGAAGGGAGAAACTGCATATGCAGATTCACTTCCTGAAGTTCGCCTATATGATATTACAGTAGACCCAGATGAACACCCTACCGAAGTTTTAAGTTCTGGAACTGCAGAAGCTTCAGAAACTGACATTGGTGTTTATAATTTTTATCCAGACTTAAGTATTACTAATACTGCAAGAGAATTACTTGTAGAATGGTCATATGAAGTTGAAGGTTCTCCAGTTCTTAAATCGCATGAGGTTTATATAATTAAACCATATGTGGATATTGCTCAGGCTATTGACACGCTAGGATTTGGATCTGATTATAATGATCCCAATCATAAAACTTATGAAGAGCTTATGGAAGCAGAAAAATATGCACGTAAAGTTATTGAAACTCACACGCAGCAAAAATTCTATCTTTATGATGATTCAGAAGTTGTGTACGGAGCAGGCAATGACATTCTTCCTTTATCAAGTAAAATACACGAAATTTATTCAATTTACGTAAACGATGTTTTGCTACAAGATAAAATTAATAATGTTAATAATTGGGGTTTATCTACTCAAGTTGCAGAAAGCGGATACGGAATTAGAGTAAACCGTGCCAACATGCTTGATAATACAGTGTATACTGCTAATGGCATGATCCCACCAACAATCAATGACTACTCTGGAGTATTTAATAAAAACTCTAGATATAAAATTAACGGACGTTTTGGGTGGGAAGAAGTTCCAGATGAGATAGAGCTTGCTACCATTGAACTTATGAAAGACTATTTCTCAAAAGATAAAGCATGGAGAAATAAGTATATTAAGCAAATATCAACATTTGACTGGCAGTTCCAATTTGATTCCACTACATTCACAGGAACTGGTAATGCATATGTAGATAAGCTTTTAATCCCTTACGTCATAAATAAAATGGTATTAATATAAAATGAGTACTATTGTCAATTCTCTTTTAAACATGAGTTTAGATGTTTATGTGCAGGTTGATTCTCAAAACCCAGACACTGGAGCAATTAAAAAAGAATGGATCTATTCTAAAACAATTCCATGTACTGCAAAAGGCATTATTTCTAACTCATCAACTAGGGTATCAGACAATCAAACTATGGGCAATAGGTATGTAAATAAACAAACTATTGAAATAAGAACAGTTGATAAATTATCCCTAAGAGAAAAAATTACCAATATTAGAGATCAAAAAAATAATGTTATTTGGTCAGAATTAAATTATCCAAATGAAACTCCGACTGTTTTTGAGCTTGATGGATCTACACCAATAACAGACCCTTTTGGGTCGGTGCTAGGCTATAATTCATTAGCCCGCAGATCGGAGAATCAAGTAATTGGACTCTAGTACATTATTATTACAAACAGCAAGCGGACTTGAAAAACCAATGATGGGCGTTGGCCCAGGAGTTTTAAAAGATTCTTCAGTTGCTCAAATATCTGCTTTTTTATATTATCAAGCAAATGTTGTTGCTAAATTAACAACTAATCAAGCTTTTAAAAAACTTTTTAAAAAAACTATTTTTGATCAAATTGAAAAAGATTTTGGGGATTATATAGATGCCCAGGCAAGGGTAAAACCAAAATCATTGCATCACGTTTATGAATGGAATAAAACAGGACAAAAAGATTTTCGTTTATTTAAAGTAAATAAAATAGATTTAGATGGTCTTTCTTTTAGAGTAGGTTATGATTTTAAATTATCAAAGACCAGCGTTCCGTCAAGTAATAAAAAGAATAAATATATTTTTGCTAATAAAGCAGCGGTTATGGAAGCGGGGATGCCAATAATTATCAGACCAAAATCAGCAGAAAGACTTGTTTTTGAAATGAATGGAGAAACTGTTTTTATGCCAAAGGGAACTTCCGTAACAGTTAAAAGCCCAGGAGGCAGGGCCTCAAGTCATCAATTCCAATTAAGCTACGGCAGATATTTTGGCGGTAATTTAGTAAATAATTCTATTAAAAGCTCTAATGTGCATCAGCTCTTTGGAAGCAAAATGACGGCAGCACTCAGAACACCAGCGGGAATTAAAAAAGTGCAATATAGCTTTACTCCTGGTAAAATAAGAGCAGAAGCAGATATGCAGCTACAGAGACAATTTGGAGGTTCATTATGAGCGTAGATTATAAAATAGATGCTATATTTGAATTGCGTAAATTCCTGTGGCAAGAGCTATTAAACACAAAAATTTTTGATGAAGATGATTATTATAGCGATAATTTGGGATCAACTATTATTCCTATCATTCCAATTCAGCAAGCTCCAGAATTAAATCAATTTTTAAGTGGCAAAAAGCATATAGTGTATGACAAAATTGGAATGTCATACGAAGATATTTGGCTAATATGCAATGATAAGATTCTATTTACAGTGTATTCTACAGATGTTTCTGACATATATGAAATAAGAAATTTAATGACAGACCTTTTTAGAAGAATGGATGATTCGGCATGGGATATAAATAGATTTAAAGATCAAGCAAAGCTTAAATTCCATAGTATTAGCATGCTTGAGATATCCCCAATTTCACCCTCAGAAGAGCTTCAGGGCTTCCTCTCAGCCGATATCATACTTGAGGTAAAGTATTCTAGGATAACTGGCCCAGATGGACGCTTTATCTAGCTTGCCTTTTGATTGACTATACCGTAAAATTGGATATGAGGTAAAAAGCCTAGCCAGCTTTGATTTAGATTAAATTAATATATATATATGTTTATTTAACAGGAGGTTTTACAACATGGCACAAAACGTAGGTAATGCTAAAAATATTCTCGTTGGTGCGTCACCATTGTTTATTTCAAACATTGACGTTACTGACTCAGACTATGTGCAGAATGCAGAACCAGGTTCAGGCGATTTCGCTTTCCAATCTGGCGTCTCATTTACCAAGACACTTAACGACATTGACCAGGTAGCTGGAGAATTCGGATACCGCAACGTAGGTTATACAAATAACGGTCTTCAAGTAACATACAATCCAACATACGATTCAGTTACTGTTGACCAGCTACTTGATACAGCTAAGCTTTTCAAGTCTGCAATGGAAGTTATGATTGCAACAGAAATGGCAGAAGGAACTCTTGAGAACGTTCTTGCTGTATTTGGTCAGCGTTCAACAACATTATCATCAACAGGAACAGGTTTAACAGCAACTGATAAGCTTGGACTTGCAGGTGGTGCACTTGGCGAGGCTCCAACAGAGCGTCAGCTTATTGCAGTAGGACAGGCACCAACATCAGAAGCAACAGCAACAGAGCGTGTATATTATGCACGTCGTGTTCTTTCTGTACAACAGTCACAGTTCTCTTTGGCTCGTAACCAGGCATCAACATTCCCAGTTACATTCCGTTTGCTTCCATCAGGTGATTCAGCAAACGCAGGACAGGAATATGGTTTCATTGTAGACCGTGTTCTAACTGTATAATTAATTTATTTAATTAATAGATACCCCCTAAGCAATTAGGGGGTTTTCTATTGCCATGGTAATTTGAATATGATACAATAATTAAGACAAATCCTAGGAGGATAAATTGGCAACTACAGTATATGATGTTGAAGAGATTCAACTACAAAATGGCGCTACAGTTAAATTAAAGCCTTTAACAATTAAAGAGCTAAGAAAGTTTATGGCAGCTATTGGAAAAACAGCAGAAGCAACAACAGAAGACGAGACGCTTACAATCCTTATTGATGCGTGTGCAGTAGCTTTAGAAAAGCAATTGCCAGATCTAGTTAAAGATAGAGACGCATTTGAAGACACTTTGGATGTCCCAACAATTAACCGCATTCTAGAAGTATGCGGAGGAATTAAGATGGACGACCCAAACCTTCTAGCGGCCCAAGTTCTAGCTGGGCAGAACTAGATTTAGCCGCTTTAGAGGGGGAAGTTTTTCTTTTAGGTAATTGGATCAATTACGAACAACTTGAAGAAAATCTTTCAATGCCAGAATTAGTCCAGACTTTTAAGGCAATGCAAAAAACAGAATCAGAAAAAAGAAAATTTTTAGCTTCTATACAAGGCATTGATTTAAATGAATCAAATAATGATGAAGGGGGATCTTCCTTCGAAGATGTAAAACGCAGAGCGTTAGGCATAAAAACATCAGCAGACGATGTTGTATCACTTCAGGGTGAATTCGCTAACGAAGCTGGTTTTGGAATCGGAGCAGGATTAGGATACCGAATAGAGTAATATAAGTACATGGCAGAAAATAATTTAACGACGCTTATTACCGCCAATGCAGACTTTTCGAGTTTAAGAACTCAACTGGCTGCAGTTACTGCCCAACTCGTAAAACTTCAAGAAACAACTGTTGGAACAAACGCAAAGCTCGGCAATCAAATTGCTGTAATGAACAAAGCGTTTTCCGAAACTTTGCGTTCAACAGGACAATTCTCAACACACTTTGTTTCATTAAGCTCAGATGTAGAAAAATTTGGTAAACAGCTTGACAGAGGTCAGCTCAAATTAAACCAATACTATAAAGCCTGGCAGAATCATTCTAAAAACACTGGAAGTTTAATTAAAGATCTTGCAAAACAGCAGGTAATGCTTGAGCAAGCCATAGTACAGCCTTTAGGTAAAAATGCACAAGGACTAATGCAATACAATGTTCAGGTTGCAAAAGGTTTAGATTTAATAAAAAATAAAACAGCTATAGCAAGACAAGAGGCCGCCATCCTAAATAAGGTTATGATGGACGGATCTAATCAGCTGATTAACTGGGGTAAGAATACACAGTGGGCTGGTCGTCAGTTAACAGTGGGTTTAACAGTTCCGCTTGCTGCATTTGGTGCAGCTGCTCAAAAAGCATTTAGAGATGCAGATGCAGAACTTGTAAGATTACAAAAAGTTTATGGTGGTCTAGGACAAACTTCAGCAACTGAACTTGCCAAAGTTAGAAAAGATGTTTCTAATACTGCAAGAGAGCTTGCAGCTAGTTATGGTGTTGCGTATAAGGATACTATCTCTCTTGCTGCAGATTTAGCTGCCACTGGAAAAGAAGGAAATGATTTATTAAAATCAACGCAACAAACAACTAGACTTGCAGTACTTGGAGAAATTGATAGACAAGATGCAATGAAAGCAACTCTTGCCATACAAAATGCTTTTAAGCAAAATACCGATGAGCTAACTCAATCAATTGACTTTCTAAACGCAGTTGAAAACCAAACTTCAACATCGCTTGCAGATTTAGTCGAAGCAATTCCAAAAGCGGGACCAGTTGTTAAGTCTTTAGGCGGAGACGTCAAAGATCTTGCTCTATATTTAACAGCTATGAAAGAAGGAGGAGTTAATGCTTCTGAAGGTGCAAATGCTATTAAATCAGCAATGGCTTCTCTTATTAACCCAACTAAAGTTGCAACAGAAATGTTCAACGGACTGGGTATTGATTTACAAGGAATTGTAACAAAAAATGCAGGCAATTTAACAGAAACAATTCTTGCATTACAGGCATCATTAGATAAACTAGATCCACTTAGTAAATCAAAAGCTATTGAACAGTTATTTGGTAAATTTCAATTTGCCAGAATGTCTGCTTTATTTGAAAATTTAAATAAACAAGGCTCACAAACAATTAAAGTTTTAGACTTGATGAAAGCAAGCTCACAAGATCTTGCTAATATATCTGCACGAGAATTAAGCCAAATGACAGAGTCCGCATCTGGTAGATATAAGAGAGCATTAGCTGCAGTTCAAGCAGATTTAGCACAAGTAGGTCAACAATTCTTAAAAATTAGTACAGCAGTTTTAAATGTTGTAGACGGCATTTTAAAGTTTTTTGAAAAATTGCCAGCTCCAGTTAAATCTGCATTAAACTTTTTAGGAGGACTTACAGCGGTAGCAGGACCTCTGATCATGCTTACTGGTGTGCTGGGTAACTTTGTAGGATATGTAATTAAAGGCGTATTCCATCTAAAGTCATTAATAAAGGGTGGACAAGGATTTAAACTTTTAACTCCAGAGATAATTGCTGCTATGGAGGCGGGTAAGGGTTTACAGTCTACATTCTACAATGATGCTGAAGCAACAAATGTTTTACGAGCTGCAGTAGATACATTAACACAATCATTTAATAATTTAGAATTAAAAGCAAATGCAGCCAAGGTTGCAGTTAATCCTGCAATAACCACTGTTGCAAATAGCGTCATATTGGCAGGAAAAGAAGGACAAAGAGTTGTAGATAAAAATAATCCTCTTGTAGGAAAACCTTACTCTAGACAAATGTCGCACTTAGTTCCTGCAGGTACAGAACAGCCAGGAACAATTTTTGGAACAGTACCAGGACCAGGACCAGTTAACGTTAGAATTGGTAAAAATCCACAAGCTTATATGTCTGGAGATATGCAAAAGATTCCAGGCGTAACATCAATTAACGGAACGTCTACTGGAATTGTTGCATCAGAAGCAGCAAAATGGCACTCTATGATGGGTGCTCTTGCAATGCAATCAGAGCAAGAAATTAAAATATTAAAACAAGAAGTTGCAGCTACAGGAACAGTTACTGCAGGTTTATCACAATCATATCAAGCATTGTTGCCTGAAATTACTAAAGTTACAGAATTAGCAGCTTCGGAAACATCAGCAATTGTATCTGAATTGCAAGCAGGCAAAATAACAGCAGATGCTGCTAGAGCAAAAATTATTCAACTTAACGTACAAATTGAGCAAATGATTGCACAAACATCTGCAGATGTTGCGGCTACTATGGGAAGAACAGTAAATCTTACACAAGTTCCATTAACAGGCCAACCAGTAGTAGGTGCTAATGGAAAATCTAACATGAAAGAATTATTCCATAAAGGAAACATTAAAACTTTAGTTGATAAGATTGCAAGATCATTGGGTGGAGTAAGAACATCTGGTGCTGGATATTCAATTCAGACAACCAAGCCAACACAAAACTTAAATAGCGGTGGTCGTGTTTATGACCCTGCACAAGATGGCCCAGTTGTTCCAGGTCCAAAAAACATTAACTACGATATTATTCCAGCTCAGCTAGCAACTGGTGGATATATTTTAAATCAAAAAGCATCACAAGATAATCCAGCTTTAGTTAATATGGCAAAACCTTACAATCGTGGCGGAAAAGTAAATGCTATGTTGACTCCAGGGGAAACATATTTTGGCCCAGAGCAAACAAGCAAGATGCTACCGTTATTAGAAAATGCTAATAGAGGAAATAAAATAACTTTCCAAAATGCTGGAGGAATTTTAGGCGGGCTGGTTAGAAGAGGAAAGCGTAATTATGGAGTACCTGTTGATTCAGCAACAATGCTTACTGATTATGTTAATTATCACACAAGAGACAATTTCTTTGATTTAGCAAAAACTTCAACTATTGCAGCAGATGCAACTGCACTTGCCTCGCTTGGAGTACCTCCAGAAAATGCATTGCGTGAAGCCGATGCATGGTTTAAGGCAAGATATACACAAACACTTGCTCAAAACGATGGTGTATTTTCTCAGGATATATTTGATAAAGTTACCACAGATAGCTATTCAGAATTAGATGCACATTTAAAAACAAAATATAAGGGTAAGTTAAATTTACGAAAAGGCGAATCTATATTTAAAGCAGTAAAGTCTGGCTCAGGCAAAATGACTTTAAAGAGATCTGATTGGGAATATTTAAATGTTCATATGGATCCAGCTAAAAAGAAGGTTTTGAGAAATCAAATTTTAGCCTTGATGAGCAAAAAATATGACAGAGCACTTGTAAACGAATTAAAGGGCTACACAAAATTAACTGGCACAGGACCAAATCAAGGAGCTCATAGAGCTCATTTTAGACCAGGTGCAGTCAGTCCAATTGCTGGAGTAGACCATCTAGGAAGAGCTATGCTCCAGCCTTGGTATATAAATTCATTTGCTCAAGAATTATCAAGATACGGAATTTATCCAAATTCATTCTCATTGGATCCAGTTGAAAATAGAGCTACTTTTGATGCTGCAGCTCGTCGACTAGGATATCAAGATTCTAGTGACATGATTCATAAAGTTACTAATAAGATTACAGCAAAATCAAATCCGTCTCAAGGTGCAATGAGAACTGAAAATGGTTTAACAACTAAGTTAAGAAAAATGTTGGAATTAAAACCAGATGATTTTTCTAGATGGATGTCTTCTTCTGAAAAGGCCATGGCAAATTTTGCAGGTCGTAGATCACCTGCAATACTTTTACGAAATGGCGGAGGCCTTATTGGTGGAAGGGTTACATCAAACAAACATAATTATGGAATAATGAATAGCAATGCATTTATTGCTAAAAACCCACATCTTTTTAAACATTATAAACCAACTTCAAAGGGAATTCAGATTCCAAATATTGGACTAATTTCTCCAGAAAGATTTAGACAAATAATGTCTAGAAATCCAGGCAGCACCTCCCTACCGTGGATATTTGGCGGTGTTTCTCCAGAAATGGAAGCAGCTGCTGCAAGAATGTTTTCACAGTATCCAAATGGACAAATGCCTACGGCAGGGCTTAGACAAAAAGAATTTAAATTCCCTCAGCCTAAACCTTATTATCAAGATATTGCAAATGATGATCCAGCACATGGCACATTACATATAGGATCTTACAGAGGAGAAACTTCTGTAAGAAATCAATATGTGGCCCCACGCATTGGGTACAGGGGAACTGGCTATATGCAGCAAGATACTGTTCCAGCATTTGAGATTGGCAATTTAGAGTCTAGGGCAAAATCTTCTTTATTTAAATACATGCAGGGAGATTATTCAAGCATCAATGATCCTGCAGTTCAACAATATCTTTCAACAATTAGAACAAAGTTTACTGGAACATTGCATAGAGGCGTTAGAAATACAGCTAGTTTACCTCCAGTAATTAGAGAGCTGATTACTGCTGGGAAATGGGATCAATTAGTAGGCAAAGAATTTATCATGCGCCGTTCTTCATGGAGCACAAATAAAGATACGGCTGAAGGTTTTGGACAGTTGCAATTAGTTGCAAATGTTAAAAATAGAAATGCAGTACCTGCATCTGAAATCTTCCCTGATTTAACATTCCATTCTCCTGCAGGGCCAGTCAAGGTAAATGAAAATGAAGTTTACATGGGTGGTAGATTTAAGGTTGTAAAAGCATCTAAAAATAAACTTGTTTTGCAAGCAGTTTATGATGCTGCTCGTGAAAATGGTGGACCAGTCAATGCAGGAAGACCGTACCTTGTTGGAGAAAAGGGTCCAGAAATATTTGTTCCTAAAAAATCTGGCGGAATAATTCCTGGATATAATAAGGGCGGAATGTTTAAGTCTATGCTAATGAGCATGGCTGGAATGACAGCTGGACAAACTTTAGGTGGAATGACAGGACTCCCTGGCGGTTCAATGATCGGCGCTATGCTTGGTTCAATGCTTGGCATGGGTGGCGGAGGAACAAATGTTGGAGAGAATCAAGCAAAGAAACTTCCATTCTTTAATAATGCAACAGGACAAAAAGCTTTTGCAACAATCAAACCTCTTTCTGAAACTGCTGCAAGATTAACAAACATGGGAACAGCTGGCTCTAAAGCGGGCGCTGTAATGTCCAAGCTTGGACCAATTTTTGGAAGGCTTGTAGCTTCTGTAACTCCAGCAGGCCTAGCTATTGGTGCTGTAACAACAGCAGTAACTGCTGGGATAATTGCGTGGAAAAAACATCAAGAATTTGTAAGAATCAATGCAGTTGGTTACGGATTAACAGCTAAGGCTGCAGAAAAAGCTGGACTTAAATATAAGGATTATAACTCTGTAATTAAGGATGCTTTGCAAAATGCAAAGGACATGGCTGCAAGAAATAAATTAGTTTACGAAAGCCTGCAAGATTCGGGCACCCCACTTAATTTAACTATTGAACAATATAAAAAATTAAAAACAGAAGTTAAATCTGTTTATGCAGATCAAGTGAAAGCAATTGATCAGGCAGATGGTCCAGATGCAGCAATTGCTCTTGCAATGCGATTAAAAGAACAGCTGGTTGCTGGAGGAATGGCAGCAGATGAAGCAACTAAAAAAATATTTGCTATGTTCCAAATGTCTAACAAAGCTAATTTGTCTATAGCAGCGACAACTGGAAATAAAGCTTTTAATAGAATAACAGATGCAAAAACAGCATCCATATTTGCCGTAAGAGATTATGGTACAGCAACAAAAACACAACGAGAAGGATCAGCACAAGCAGCACAATTTAATACTGCAATGTCTGCTGTTGAAGCGGGCATTCAACAAAGAATATCTGATTCTGAAAAAGCTTCAAGAAAAGACGGCGGAAAAACTAAGGTATTGACTTACTTAGAAGCAGAGAGACAACAACTAGACTATATTAACCAGGCCTCTGGAACACAGGCAACAATTACTCAAAAAACAATTGATGAGTTGTCTAAAGCAAACCCTCAAATTAAAAAAATGGTTACGACTTCAGATACGCTAACAAGCGTTTGGGGTAAATTAAGATTACTAGCCGCAGGATTTGCAGGAGATTTGTCTTTATTAAATGCAAAACAGGTTAAGGCTTTGCAGCAAATAAAAGATACAATTGAAACTAATGTAATAGCAACTAATAAAAAGGGATTATTAAAAGAACAATATTCTAATTTAGAAAAGCTTACAGCTCAACAAAAAGCATTAGCAGCAGCAGCTAAAGGTCAGTCAGTACAGCAACAAATTAATGCAAGAGATGCAATAGCTGCACTTCAAAAACAAATTGATGCTAATAACAAATTAACTGATGCAAGGTTAAAGGCGTTAGATGCTGCAAAACAAGAAGCAGATTTAGGCAATGAAATTGCTAAAAAGAAAGCAGAGTATGATGCAGCCGTAGCAACTGGAAATACAGCGGGTGCTCAATTAGCAAGCCTAGATATCGCTGGTTTACAAAAACAAATGCAATACAATGCTCAACGTAAATCTATTGAGGATGCTAATACTTTAAAGAATGCACCGCTGCTAGCTCAAATTGAAGCCCTTAACAATAAACAACAAAAGCTATCCGATAACGCCGCCCTAGCTGGAGAATCTTTAGGCAAAGTTACAACAAAATTAAACGATCAAAAAACTAAAATTGATAACGTAAATGCTGCTATGGTTACTCTTGAGCTTAATGCAAAGGCTTCAGGCAAATCATTGGCAGATTACGCAAATGGTGCAGGAAAAGGACAGGCTGCACAAATACTTGCTGCATTAAAGGCAGCAGGTGCAACAATGCCAGCTACTACAAGAACAGAGTTAACCGCTAATGGTCCAGTAACAACAAAGATTTCAGTAGGAGATCAAGCTGTAGCAGCCCTAAAATCTTTTGGCTTAGATAAAAGTATTGATTCTTCACTTACCGCTTTAGGTGGAGGGAAAACATTAAAAGACATATGGGATGCCCTCAAAGGAAATAAAAATATGTCTGGAGGATATACTCCAGGAAAAGATGGTACGGGAATTGGAAACGATGCCGTAACTGTCACTGCTAAAACAATTAAAGAAGCTGCTCAAAAAGCAATTACTGATAAGCAAAGTAAGCAATTTGTAACAGAGCAGAACCCTATCGGATATTATTTGTTTAAATGGAAAGATGGCAATTATGCCGTTGATAAACAAACTAATCAAGTTTACAAA